CAAAGTTGACGCTAAAGTAAAAGAACAGATTATGCGTCTATTCCTTGACTCGCTACCAGAGCGGTCATTCGCGCAGTCATTTAGAAATCGTAAGGGCACCCTTGGATTTGAGCGCGATGCTATCGGTGCGTTGCGTAAGAGAACTAGCTCACTATCACGTCAGCTTGTTCAAATGGAATACGGACAAAAGATACAAGCAGTTCAAGATGAAATTAAAAATCATGTTACAAATGTAGAGAAAAATAATGATGTTGCTGTATTGTTAGCTAATGAAATAGACCAACGTGCTAACTGGGCAAAGAACCCTAACGTAGAAACTTGGGCGCAAGCACTCACAACTGGTGGGTTTGTTATGACCCTCGGTGCAAATATATCTTCTGTTGTAGTTAACTTCTCGCAACTACCAATGGTGGTCATGCCGTATCTTGGAGGCAAATACGGATACTCCGAGACTATGAAGGCTACAGGTAGAGCCATACGTATGTTTAAAAATAGCGGGCTGAAGCGCACCACAGAAACTATTGGACCTGATGGTAAGATAACAGAAACTACGTCTGCTACACCGTCACTGGATAACTACAACTTTGATGATCCTAACACACCAGCAGAAGTTAAGGAGTTTAAAGTACTAGCCGAAGTAGCTGCGCGTATGGGGCAACTCAATCGTTCAATAACTTATGACATGCTGGATATGGATAAGATCGACAGCCCGATGAGAAAATTAGGTGCGGTGTCTGGCTGGTTGTTCCACCACGGTGAGCGCATGAACCGGCAAGTAGCGTTGATGACCGCGTATGACTTAGAGTTAGGGGCGATGCGTAAAGCTGGCAGAACTATAAATGATGCCGCAAGAACCGAGGCCGCAGAAAGAGCTATATACGTAACTGAACTTACCAACGGCGGTGCAATCGCTACAGGTGCGCCTAGATACGCTCAAAAAGGTATCGGTAAGGTTATGTTCCTGTTTAAGCGGTTTGGTATTTCTATGACGTACCATCTTGCCAAACTAGCCAAAGAGTCAATCAAGGGTTCAGATGCAGACAGACGGGTTGCGTTTAAGCAGTTGACAGGTACAGTTGGTATGGCTGGACTTATCGGGGGTGCGCAGGGTATCCCAATGATGGGTGTGCTGGGGGCAGTACTTGACTTGTTTGGTGACGAAGACGAAGACAACTTTGATACTACAATGCGTAAGACACTAGGCGAAGGCTTCTATGGCGGTCTTGGTAACTATCTGTTTGGTGTAGACGTAGCAAGCCGCATGGGTCTGTCTGACCTTATCTTCCGTGACCGCTTGGTGCAGAAAGACCAGAGTCTGTTCTTTGACGCTATCGAAGCGGTTGGTGGTCCTGTGGTGGGCACCGCGTTAAATATGGAACGTGGCTTAAAGATGATTAATGATGGTAACGTAGAACGCGGTATTGAAGCAATGTCGCCAGCGGCTATACGCAACGTGATGAAGGGGATTAGATTTGCCACCGAAGGCGCTAACACACTACGCGGCGACCCTATAGTTGGTGATGTCCACGCGGGTCACGTATTCGGACAGATTATGGGCTTTGCTCCAGCGGAGTATACCAAGCAGTTGCAAGAGAACGCATCGCTGAAGAGAAAAGACCGTGCGGCTGGCACAGAAAAGAGTAAGTTATATAAGCGGTACTATATTGCGGCGAGAGAGGGTGACACCTCGGAGATGAAAGCCGTGCTTAAAGATATGCAGAAATACAATAAAAAGTTTCCGCAGACTGCTATCACTAACAAGTCGTTTAGGCAGTCTATGAAAGCACACCAGCGCACCACGTCTCGTATGCACCACGGCATTGTACTGAATCAAAAGATGCGTGGCGAGCACATGCGAGATGCCGCAGAGTACGATGACACCATTACCTTGTGGCAAGATATAGGACTAACGGATTAAAAAACCCCCCGCCGAAGCGAGGGGCAAAGTTTAGGGAGAACGACAGTGGAGGAACTACTGTCTTCTTCAGACTATCACAAAATCCTCCAGATGCGTACTCCTAATTTGTTATCTTGTGTGACTACTTTACATTCTACGTTCCACTTAAAAGCATCTGTTATTTTCTTTACCTGCTTTATAGCAGCTTCGGTATTGACGCACGGAACAAAGAAAGATGCCCCGATCACCATAGCGTCCCAGTTTACCGAAATAATTACCCCATCAGGATTTAGGTCGTTAATCTTCTGAACTGCCATCTAGACTCTCTATGTCATCCCCACCTATCGCACAGTCTACAATAATCACATCAGTGGGCGGCAAGTTCATGTGGGTGCCTTTACTGAGCCGCATCTTAGCCTTCCTAGCCCCTAGACTGTTACGCAAGTTGTCCACAAACGCAGTGTAGTTTATTTGCTGGTCTATGCACCATGCCTTCAACGGTTTCGGTACAAGATAAGCGCGCTTCAAATCAGTCTCATACCGTGCCACTAACTTTCCTCTTGGCAGTGCTTCCGGCACTATCAGCGAATCCAGACCATTTTCATTCTGCTTACGTAAGTCATCGGTGCTCTTGATCCACAGCACATTAGACCAATGCTCATGTATATAGTCGTTAAGTGTTGCCTCTACAGACGCGCCCATATCATTAACATTGCGCTTGTTTTCCTTGAGCAGTTCGATAGACCAATTAAATAGGTTTTTGAGGTCGTAATCTATAAGTCCAATTCTTTTGGCGATTAGTAAACCCGTAAGTGTCATCGTAACACCAACAGACCAAAACCTGTTTTCAGCTGTTAACCCAGCTTGCTCGTCAACGCGGGTCTGCACCTTTCTAATAAGTGCCTTGACCCCATCCAAATCGTTCATAATGTGCTGTATGTATTTAATACCTGCATGAGTATGGTTCTGCGGTATGCGTTCAATAAGAACGTCAGTCTCTATCTTGGTGTTAAACTTTCTACGTTTTACATCAAATTCTAGTATCCGTTGTGCCTCTGCTGTAGGCATGGCTTTGGCTCTACTTATCTTTTCCCACATACTAGAGTTAGCAGAAGTTACCGCCAATAAACGCCACGGCCTACCACGGTGCCGCTCTGTGTTGCTACCACTAGCCATACGCCCTCGCTGCCTACCACCTGTCAACTGGTAAACTAAGTCGGATAACTCCCACGATTTAGCGTTGGTTAACTCATCCATATATAGCGGCAGACTATGGTACACCTCGCCTCTGTGCATCCTAGTGTTATGTGTATCTTTATGGTCGGTCAGTAAATCTTCGGGTAGCCCCCATACTGATAGCCCTGCGTTCATAGCTGTTGTCTTACCTACGCCGGAACCGCCGTGTATATGCAGCCCCATACAGTGAATAGGAGAGAACTGCATAAGCGGCGAACCAAAGGAAGTGCCAATCACAAATTGATGTAACTCAAGGTCTTCGGCGTTATAAAACGCCATAGTTTCTTTCCATTCTTCTAGTGTGCCTTTTGGCTCAAACGCGGAGAACAAACCAGCGGTAGGTGGAGCAGGTGGATTAAACTCTATCCTATCTGCGAATATCTGTTTGTCGCCTAGTATAAAGGACGTGAAGTTATCGTCAGACCAGCCAAACTGTCTGTGCGAGTCCTTTGCCACAGTATTTGCCTGTAATTCATTTACCCATGTCGTTGTGTATTGCATAAGTTCGTCAACCTTCGTTACTGCTACACCTTCCATAGCCATACATTTGCGGAACTCTTCGCGTGATGTCACCGCAGTCAGTGGCACAGTAAACTCTCTAACCCCATCTCTGGGTAGATGCAGTCTCATGACTATGGCTTCACCCAACTCTACATCACGTATCCGCCGGACAACATATATGTCGTTATGGTATATGACCTTCTCATCTACTTCGCCGTCAGCGTTAGTGGTACGCGTATATACCCCACCATTAGCCCCTCTGAAGTAAGGGCGCGGGTAGGCCGGTATAGTGTATTGTTTAGCTGGTGCGCCCTCTGGGAATAACTCTACTACGTTATCCTCTTCCCTCGCTTCTTTTATCTTCTGCCCCAACACAATCGGTGATTTTATCTTACCGAAATGCGGGCAATTCTTGCAGATATCAGGGCTGTACTCATCAAACTTAGTACACAGATACGGACCTTTTATTAAGTCCATCTTCCGCATGGTATCATGTTCGTTGTAGTCAGGGTGCCCCTTAGATATAACCTGCGCTGCTTTATCGCTATCGACACAAAATTTAGCGATAGACAAACCTGCGCGCCACATAGGTTCGCTTACCTCTGCAGGGTTTGTTATAAGGTTTTTTATTTGTTCGCAGCCCTTACCCGCTAATGTCTTGCGTAGTATATCCCCGAACTTATTTTCTTTGTTCCCCATCAATGCGTCCATAACCGCACTGCTACCTTCTGGTACGTACTTGCTAGGAACTAATATCGGGTCATCGCCGAGTAATTCGGCAAACGCATCGAAATCTACAGGGTCAGGCATCCCCATACCAAAGAACTCAACAGGACTTGGTGGGTTTGTCTTATGGTTATGTGTGTAAGGTACACGCAGTACACGCGCGGCGTCCGCCGTGACAGCAGGGTCTGCTAATAAGTTATTATCCGCGCACAGCTTCTTTAGGCGCTCCGCTACAGGTAGCCACTCTATCAACTTTACTGATTGTTTTAGAAACCAATATACGTGTACGCCACGCCCTGAGTTTACTAGCAAAGGGTTCGGTAGCGAGAACTGTTGACAAAAACCACGTAGGGCTTTCATAGCTTCTTCTTGTGAAGCGTAATCTTTACTAGGCCCACAATCTAAATCAAGAAACAACGTGTTAAGTTCTTTTACGTTATCTACTTTACGCGATCCTTCTTCTTCAAACGTAGCTAAAGCAAAGTACGCGTCGTAACCTTCCGCATCTAAATTATGTGCAGCCTCTATAAGAGCATCTATTGAGTCGTAGAACTTTTGTACCCTGCGGTCATCGCTAGTGCGAAACGCGAACACACAATAAAATCCTTCACTCCCCAGTGCCTTGTCTAAGAATTTTTTTGTTTCCATAATAATTGCCTATACCGAAAGATACCACGACAGGGGTGTCGGCACTCACCCTCTTCGGTACGTATGTACCTAGTCGTGGCAGAGTCATTGCTAATACCTAGTCATCCCAGTTATCAACAATATCACTCAAGCTGCTTTCATCCTTGGGAGAAGGATCAGATTTTTTAGCAACTTTCTTCGGCTCTTCTACAGATTCCTCTGCAGATTCCTTTTTCGGGGCATCAAACAAAGCCTTCTTTGGGGGCTTGTTCTCTTCTTCCCCTTTAGATTCGATCTGTGCCACAGTCATCGTAATAGCTTTGATCGTATCTGGACTGTCTTTTAGTTCTACTACCTTCTTGAGTTCAGCTTCTTCCAACGGACGAACTGCCTTGAAAAGTAGTTTCGGTGTGTCGCTGTTATCGTCAAAGTACATGTTAGTGACAATAGCAATCGCAGGTGTGTTATGTGCGTTTAGATACCGAGCATAAGCCTGCATAGGCATCTTGCCATTTTTAGCATCACCGAACACGCTAGTAGCTGGAAGCTGTAACTGATAAACCTTTTCTAGGTCACCTTCCAACGCCACAGCAATACGCTGCGCGAACCTACAAGCACGGCTCTCGCCTTGCCCAGAACCCTTTACGTTTTGTTTGCAGTCCATACAACGTGCGGCTTGCCGCTGGTCTTCTGGCACCTCTGGTGCAGGGGTTTGGGTATCTGCTGACCAGCAAGCTGGCGGTGCAGGGTTTTCGGGATCGTAAGTGCCAGCATAATAAGTACGAGAAATCTTGGCGGCATTAACAATAACAACATTCATGTTATCGTCTTTGCTTACGTTAACTTGCTCCTTACCGACAATCTCACGAAACTTACCACCACGTAGGCTGATACGGCGAGCACCGCCACCGCTATTGCCGCTTAAAAGGTTGTCGTTTACATCGTTAAGGGACTTAAATAAATCGCTAGTAGCGAGCGCATTGTTTTCAAACAAGGTTAAATTCGACATTTATATCTCCTAAAAGTCGTCGTCGATTGATGGCTCATCAGCCATATTTAGTGAGCCGATACCGGCAGTAGTAGCTACAGTAGCTACCGAAACTGTTTCGTCTCTATCCTTTGAAGTCAAAGCATCGGATACGTCAGCGACACAGAACCGATAAGTGTTACCAATTTTTACATAGGTATCTTTCGGAATGTGCCCATTACGCACCCAGCCTCGGATAGTCGAGACAGATACAGAAAAGTGTTTTGCTAAGTTCTCTATTGGAACATACGGGCCAGTCATTATTTTCTCCTAACTGATATGGTAAACTCCGAATCCACATTCAGCCCTGCGGGTAATACATCGGGGTTTTCTTCTAGGAACTGCTTTACATTGGTTTGATTAAGTCGTTTGTCAAAGAACTCTGGAACCTCATGTTCAAGTATAAATTTGTACATAGATTCCCAGTCACTTGTCCAATAGCGTGACCTAGTTGATCTGTAAACCAGCCCTGCGTTGGTACGTACACTCTCAACATTCTGCGTTTTACAGTAATCAAGTAGTGCTGCCTTAACCTTGTTGAGTTGTGTAACAAGGTGTTCGTCTTCCTCTTTAAATTTAGAAGACAATTCTGCACGTTTATCACGTATCTTTATGTATGCGTTGGTGAGTTTTTCGATAGAAACTCCGTCATGTTCTCCCATGTCTACCTCCTTATAACTATCGAGTTTTGTAATATAGTGGTAGGAAATAGGCTAGTCAAGTATTTCTTTGTAAAGATCAATCATTTTTGTGTGTACATCAATTCTGTTGTCTAATAACGCGTAAACACGTTTTTCTATGGCAGATCCTTGGAGCTGCACAACAGTGCACGGATGTTTTTGTCCTGATCTATGAACACGTGCGTTAGCTTGGGCGTAAGTTTCCAGTGAGCTAGTCGGCCCCCACCAAACAACTGTGTCAGCCGCTGTTAGGGTAACTCCATGCGCCGCAGATTGTGGTTGGATAACTAGCACCTTGGGGTCGGCTTGTGTCTGGAATCTTTTGAATATGTCTGTACGTTTAGATACAGGCACATCGCCCTTTATCACATCAACAGTAACACCGTCTCTACGCAGTTTGTCGGTGAGGATATCTATGGTGTGCCGGAACGGTACGAACACCAAAACTTTTTGGCTAGTCTCGTTAATGACTTCTTGCAGCACCTGATACCGATGCTTGATATCAAACTCT